GTTTATGGAAACTCATGAGTTAGCGACTAAAACGGACAAACAGCTAAATGTTCACGAGGCTGTATGTGCCGAGAGGTATGCAGACATATCACGCCAACTTAAAGAGGGCGACAAGCGTATGAACAAAATAGAGTACATGCTCTATGTTGTGATTATTCTTGTTTTGTTTGGGCCCGGTGTTGCCGCTGAATTTGTCAAAAAACTAATAGGAATTTAAATGGATCCGTTTACTCTTGCAATGATGGCTCTTGGGGCAGTCAAGTCAGGAGTAGCTTTCTATAAAGAAGCAAAGTCCGTTGGAAAAGAAGCCTCCGAGGTTATTCACGAGATAGCAGGAGGTCTTTCTTCTTTTTTTGAGCATCAAGATAAAGCTATTCAGGTTGCTGAAGAAAAGCAGAAAAACCCACCCAAGGGTAAATCTATTCAAGCTCAAGCGTTGGAAAATGTTTTGATGAAAAAGCGTTTGCAACAAGCTGAATACGATTTGCGACAAATGTTGATATATGAAGCTCCTCCTGAACTTGGAGCTTTGTGGACAGAGTTTGACGAAGAACGAAGAAAACTTTTAAAAGACAAAGCTAAGTACGACGCCGCTCAAAAAAAAAGGATGAACGAGAAAGGCGTGAACATGAGAAGTATGTTCAGAAGTGGCAATTTCGAATTGCAATTTGCATAGGAATTCTTGTTTTTTTTGTAACTTTTGCAGGATTGATGTACATGATTCATCAAGATTATTTAAGAAGAAGAGAAGGACAAGCGTGGTACAAGCAATATAAAGAAAGACACAATCAAGACACAAAAGAGTGGGAATGCTTTAAAACATTCAGAGACACAGGTTATGTATTGAGTGATTGTAATTAGGAGAAAACAATGAATTGGTTAGAACAGGTTGCACCAACAATTGCTACAGCACTAGGAGGGCCTTTAGCAGGTCTTGCAGTCGAGGCTGTCTCCAAAGCTCTTGGCGTTAGTGGTGATGAGGCCAAAAACATCCTAGACGAAGGCAAGATGTCTGCTGACCAAATCGCACAAGTTAAGGTTGCAGAACTTGAATTGCAAAAACAAGCTCAAGCTTTGGGTTTGAATTTTGAGCAATTAGCGGTTCAAGACCGTAGTTCTGCACGAGACATGCAAATTGCGACTAAGTCATTTCTTGTACCTACCTTAGCAATCATTATTGTTGTGTCGTTTATTGGAGTTGTTGTAGGTACGATGATGGGGTTATCCCATATAGAGTCTGCAATGGCGGGTACTTTAGTGGGTTACCTTTCAGCTAAAGCTGAACAAGTGGTAGCTTTTTATTTTGGTTCATCCGCAGGTTCTCAGCGTAAGGACGAACTTTTACATCAATCTACTCCTGTACCATGATAGAAAATTTTGAAAAATCTTTAGAATTAATTCTTGCTAGTGAAGGCGGTTTTCAAACGGAATCCGCTGATAGTGGCAATAAATTGCCTGACGGTCGTGCAGGTTCTACTAATTTGGGCGTTACACAAGCCAATTGGGAGGCTTTTCTTGGACACCCTGTTACTTGGAATGACATGAAAGCTTTAACTTCTCAGACGGTCAGTCCTTTCTACAAAAAGAAATATTGGGACAAAGTCATGGGCGACGAGCTTCCTACTCCGGTCGATTTCATGATGTTTGACTTCGCCATCAACCATGGCGTAGGAGGCTGTGTAAAGGTCATGCAAGGCGTTGTTGGCGTTCCGATGGATGGTGGCATGGGCCCACAGACTTTAAACGCTATAAAAGCAATTCCTGTTCAGCAATTGATTCAGAAATTTTCAAATGCAAAAGAAGCGTATTACAAGAGTTTGAACAATCCCACTTACGAAAAAGGTTGGCTTAACCGAGTGGCAAAGGTAGAAAACGATGCTTTAAACATGATTGCTTAAAGCGACCTTGTAGGAAAACTAACCTGATGGGAAAATAGACAAAACAATGGGGAAATTATGAGCACCAATATACCATCATGGGTAATGACTTATGACAGTCTGACCTACTATGTACTTCAGTACCTAGAACGCTCAGACACGGCTACTATTAACGCCATCCCCACTTTTATTACTTTGGCTGAGTTTGAAATTGCTCAAGAGATTAAAACCTTAGGCCAACTTCAAGTTGCTGAATCAATGATGAACATTGGTCAGCCAACGATTGCCAAGCCTGCGCGGTGGCGCAAAACCGTCTCCATGAATATCACGGATGCATCTGGTAATCGTACTCCTGTTTTGCTCCGTAAGTACGAATATTTGACTAATTACTGGCCTGACAATGCCACTACATCAAAACCTTTGTATTACGCTGATACAGACTGGGATCACTGGTATGTTGCACCCACACCGGATGCGGCTTACAGCTTTGAAGTGCTGTACTACGAGCGGATTGCCCCATTGAGCTCAACAAACCAAACCAATTGGCTGACCCAGAATGCCCCAACAGCAATGTTGTACGGCACTTTGTTGCAGGCAATGCCTTTTCTCAAAAATGATCAGCGCGTGATCTTCCAACAAAAATACAGCGAGGCTATCAAGTCGCTGAAAGATGAGGATGTATCTCGTGTTGGTGACCGACAAGCCGTTGCTGTGGATAGCTAATCATGACTACATACTCCTCACCCTATACCGGACAGACCATCAACCCATCGCAAGTTGGGTATGAAGCGCTGACGATCAGTACAAACACGACTCTGCAGTGGCCCATCAACAGCAACAGTTCGAGCGTAGTTGCCAACATCATCGATGTAATCGCAACAGCAAGCGGCCTGCAGTTGATTTTGCCGCCTGCTTTGGAAGTCTCTGTTGGTCAGGCATTCATCGTTCGCAACATTGGCAATGGCTCGCAGTATTCGTTCACTGTCGCCAACAACTCCGGCGGCACGATTCAGACAATCCCTGTTGCACCGACGACTTCGACGGTCAACACCTATTACATCTACCTGACTGACAACACCACAATCAATGGCACATGGTCAACGATTGCTTTGGGTATTGGTACTTCGGCTTACAGCGCGAATACGCTTGCCGGGTATGGCTTAGAGGCCATCAATAACACTGTCAATACCATTCTGCAGGTCAATCAGTTTGGATCAAACTACACTTTAAAAGCACAAGACCAATCGTCTTTGTATGTGTGGACTGGTGGCGCAGGCACAATAACTTTGCCTCAAGCAGGCACTGTTGGCGCAAGTTGGTATGTGGTGATCAAAAATGACGGAACAGGCATTTTGAATGTTGCCGCACAAGGTACAAGCCAAATTGACTTCAACGGCACCGCAATCCAATTGCAGTTGGCTGAATCGTTTGTGATCACTACTGATGGCACAAACTGGTTCACCTATGCCTATGGTCAATCCCCAATATTCTTCTTCACTTTATTGAGTCTGCCGGTTACCGGTGGCACTGTGACGCTGACTTCTGTTCAAGCATCGAGCATTATTCAAGAATACACCGGCACCCTGACAAGCAACTGTACAGTTGTCTTGCCTCCAACGGTGCAGTTTTATTCATTTCAAAATAATACCACCGGCTCGTTCTCGCTGACATTTACGACTGGAATTAGTGGCGGTACAAATATTGTCTTGCCTCAAGGCCAAACGATTATTGCGATCTGCGATGGCACGAATGTTTACAACGCTCAGACATCGACTTCAAGTTTTATTCAAAACTTAAAGATTGGTGATGGTTCAGCCGCCGCACCCTCATTGGCCTTTCAAAGCAATCCGACCACCGGCTTGTACTTGGCGGCATCAGGTCAGATTGGTTTTGCAATCTCTGGACTTGCGGCAGGTCAATTGACTGCCACCGGCCTCTTGTTGCCTGTTGGCATCAACGGTGGAGCGTTTTAATGACTGCAAAAGTCGCGATTCTATCAATACCTGCGGGCATACAACGCGACGGTACGCTGTTTTCGGCACCTTCATACATTGATGGTGAATGGTGCAGGTTCCAATATGGTCGCCCTCGAAAAATGGGTGGATACAGTGCGTCTTTTGTGAATGCGCCCGGTATCAGCCGAGGCATGATTTTGCAATCTCAGGACGGTCACACATGGGTGATTTCAGGATTTAGCGACAGCATTCAGCAATGGACAATTGACAATGATGATGCTGTAGGTTCTGGCCCAAGTGCAATCTTGCCAGTTGGCTCTGTGACTGGGGTCAGCATTGTCACTCAGGGCAGTGGCTATGTAAACGGCACCTATACC